TTTTTTTATTTTTTATACAGATAGAATCAATTAAGTTTCCTATATTCCGTAAATTTCTCTGAATTTTTTAGCAAGTTCTATAAACTGACCAAGATATTCTTTCAGTTCGTAATCGTGAACAATAAATGTTTGTATATCTGATGTTTGTTCATTTGCTATCCTAATTCTTCCTTGCTTAGGGACTTCACCGTATTTTTCAGCACACATAAACATATATGCTGAGATTTGTAATTTATAGCTTAATATGTCTTCCTCATCTTTTAGAGATGTTGAAGATTTAAAATCATCAACTATCAAGTTGTATGCCTTATCCCTATAAACAAAATCACAAGCTCCTGCCCAACCTCCCTTGAAAGTTGTATATAAGAAAGCTTCGTTGTCTACAACTTCCTCTATACTTTCCCAAAAATTAGTATGGTAAAAATTCCAGAATAGATCTCTTCCTTTGTTTACGTATTTAGCATACTTTCCGTCGTCTCTTCTAGATTCTTCTATAGCAAATATTTGTGCTTTTTTTAAGGATCTATCTACGTCTTTTTCCTTAGCCCACTCAAGAAGAAACAGTTCTAACATTCTGTGCATTACTGTTCCCCTTTCTGCTGCATCATAGAGTATTTTATTCCATCGATCCTCTCCAAATTGCTCCTTTAATTTTTCGTACTTCTCGTTCTTTACTAATTTTAATATAGTAGTGACTGAGGGTAAAATTAAAGGAGCTTCACCAGCTCCTTCTACCACATAAGCTCTTCCCCAAGGGAATGCTTGTCGATTTATTTGTATATCAGAAGATAACATCAATCATGTATTTAATACCACTAAAAATCCAGCTTATAAATCCGAATTTGTATTGAAGCCAAATTAGTAGAAGAATAAGTATTATCCTATAGATTAACCACCTAACTGATAGCCTTTGGAAATAAGGCCTGTATATAATAAGATAAGAGATGGAATTTGGTATCGGACTTATCTCCGGCATTATTACCTCTTGTAGATTAAGACTGGTTAGATATTCATTTATCGGTCTAGATTCCTCCAGAACATATGCTGGTCTAATTTCCTCAGGTGAATCTGGTGAATAGATAACTTCTGGTGGGAGATTAACAACGGTGTATATTCTCCCAATCCAATCTACGCGGAGCTTATTTTTCTCCCAATCTATACTAGAAATATTTTTCTTTATTGTTTTCCTTATAAAGAAATAGTTCCTAATATCGTTTATAACTCTTTTAAAAGGATAATTCATATCAATTATATTTTACCTATTGAAAAAAGTTACATCAATCGTTAAAAGTTAAATTAACACCAGGAAACATCTCTCTAACTTTTAGTCTAGCTCTTCTAATTCTGGTAGCAATAGCTCTTTTCTTCATACCATACTTATCAGCTATTTCCTGATATCTCATTCCTAGTATTTCACGATCGAAAAGGATGTCTTTGTAGATCTCAGGAAGATTCTTCATTTTTTCTACAACGTTATCGTATAGGTCCTCCATCTCGTCATTATCAACATTAACGTAGTCAAACTCTGCTTCTAGAGTAACTGGAGACGATGTTATAGTTGGATAAGAGCTATCATCATTTTCGTCGTTATTCCTTACCACTTCATGTATCATTGGTAAATACCGGTCCTCGTTTTTCTTTATACCAAGGGATTCATTTCTTGCTATGTTATAAACCCAAGTAGAGAAATTACCTCTTGTTGGATCGTACTGTGATATCTTAGTCCATATCTTAGCCATAGTATTGGAAACAGCATCCTCTGCAGCTTCTTGCTCTATTAGTATGGACTTACAGTGATTTAATAGTCCGGGTTTAATTCTTTTATATAATTCAACGAAGTCTTTCTCCGATGATGTCCTCATAAAACTCTCTGCCAATTCTTGTATGTTTTTTACTGCCATTTTAATATCTTTTTTAAATTTCCAATTTTCTTATTTCTATTCCTGCCTCTTCGAAAAGTTTAAAAGAATCGGTATTTCTGTAAGTTTCAGAATAAACAATTCTCTTTATTCCCGCTTGTATGATTAATTTAGCACAATCAAAACAAGGGGATAGTGTCACGTAAAGTGTAGATCCTTCGGCACTATTAGTGCTCTTAGCTATTTTTGTTATGGCATTAGCTTCTGCGTGTAATACTATAGGAAGAGTATTATTGTCGCAGTCCTCACATTCATTGGAAAATCCAGAGGGGGTTCCGTTATAACCGTCAGATATTATTTGGCGATCTTTTACTATTAAACAACCTACCTTATTTCTATTGCAGTGTGAATTCTCCGACCAAACTTTGGCCATTCTCAAATATAGGGAATCTATCTTATCCTGCTTTTTCTTCGGTAGGTTCTGATTGCTCATCAGATTCAGCGCTTTTTAGTGGTGTGACTTCGATTTTAAAGCGCTCTACAATATGGAATGTATCCATAAGTCTAAACACTCCTAGGAGATTTAGTATTTTGTTTACTTCTTCTTCGTTAAATTCCGATTTTTCCTGATTTTCTAAAAGATCCAAACATTCTTTGTAGCCTCCATACATACTAAGGAACTTGACTAAAGTCTCTCTCAGTTCCTTGGTAATTTCATAGTTTTTACTCATAATTTATTATTTAGGTTTATTTATTACAAATATATAAAATTGGTTTTAAAAAGTAAATCCCCCTAGTTGAATTTTTTTCCGTTTGGAATAACCATAAGAGGATTTTGTAAAGTGCTGTTTAATTGAGTAAGCAGATTTACCATAGATTTTATGTCGTCTGCCATTTCCTTATCAGCCTTTTGTTTTTCCTCCGTTGCTGCTTTATCCTCTGATGTTTTATTTGTTTCTAAACTAGATGCGGATGATGTACCCCCTTCTCCTCCCTCAGTTTTTGTCTCTGTTGTTTTTGTCTCTGTTGTTGTAGTTGTTGTTCCCTTATTTCCCTCTGTATTATTTTTATCCATATCAGTGCTCTCTTTTTCTGGAGATATTACACTAGATAAGTTTTGTTGTTCTGTTTCTTTTATAGGAGTATTTACTGAGGAAGTTTCATTTTCTGTTTGATTATTTGATGAAATTTTCTCCTCCAGCTTGGTCTCTGTGGTCGATGTAGTCGGTGTGGTTGTCGTGTTTTGAGCCGTTTCGGTTTTTTTCTCCTCTACCTTTTTTTCTAGAGTAGTTTCCTCTTTCTTTTTTTTCGGTGTAGTTTCGGTACCCCCTGTTGATCCTGTTGCACCAGTACCAGATTCTGCGAACTTTATACCAAATAGAGATGATAATAGGTCCTCTTGTCTTTTTGTAACGTCTGATGATGTTACCGGTTTAGATCCAGTTGTACCAGTTGTTGATGTTTTTGCTCCTTCAACTTTTGATGGCTCTTGTGACCCGGTAGGACCGGTAGGACCGGTAGTTGATGTTACAGTTGTTAATGTTTCTGTTGTAGTAGTAGTGGATGCTGTTGTAGATGCTCCTGTTACCCCCGTTTGAGTCTCTTGTGTTCCCTCTAATGGCTTAGCACCTTCTCCAGTAGTACCCGTAGGAGCTGGTGTGCTTTTCTCATCTAATTTTTGCTCTTCTACTTTAGCTTCTCCTTCTTTCTTTGCCTCTTCTCCAGCTTCTTTTATTATATCCTCAGCTTTTTTTCCTTCTTTTTTTTCTATTAGCTTTTTTATGTTATCATCATATGCTTTTGCCATTTTAGTAACACTCTCATTGGTAAATCCTTCAGCTTCTAGAACTTTTCCTAAAGCAGAAATTATAGCCATATTTTCAGGAGTATATAAAATAGGAGCATATTGACTAGCCATAAATGAATCCTTAACACTAAAATAGTGTAGCACCTTAGCAAAATTATCAAGAAGTGGCTCAAATTTAATTTTTTCGTCCTTTATCTTACTATCAAAATCACTTTTTACATCCTCGTATAGATCTAATTGCTTTACATCTTTTAAGCCTAAATTTTCTACTATATCAGTAACTCTACCATCTTTAAGAACCTTGGCATTACTTATTTTATTTTCGGCAGCTTGCTTAGACATTTCAAAAATCTCCTTGCCGTCTATAGTTTCTCCTTTTTCTAATTTCCTTCGTATTTTGTTTTTATTTGATCCTCCATCTGAATAAGCTTCTGAATAATAGATAAGGCTTGGATCATAAGCAGGATCTAATCCTTTTACGTTTTTTTGAAATGAATCGTCGTAAAATTTATTAGCTTCTTTTATAACTTGATCCGCTGATTTTTTTTTCTTTACTAGATCCTCGTCTATTTCTTTTCCAGTAGGACGCGCAGTTATTCCATCTGATACTATCCTTGCCTTATCTTGCTCCTCGTACTTTGCTCTATCGAAAGCTCCTTCGGATGATTTGAAAATCGGAAATTCCGATCCTGCTGCTCCTTGTGTTCCTGTTTCTCCTGCCAAAATATTTTTTATTTATATACCTAAAAACCCAAAAATGCTATCTTTTTGGGTTTTTAAACGAGAATGCTTCTACTAAGTTTCCTTGTTCTATTCTCTTATTTTCTTTTTCTATTTTTTCGTTTAACTTGTCTATAAATATCTGATACTCATAAAAGGGCATTGATTCTAAAAGATCTATAGATAATTTGAACTCCTCCCATAGTCTGAACTTTATATTAAAGTAATTGGCTAAAGATATCTGAAATAACGAAAAGAGATCTGTACCCTCCGGGAAATGATATATCAGCTGTGACCTCCCCCTCACAGCTTTCACATTTACTATAGATCCTAGATTTTGTTGCGAAGTTGATCTTCTCCGTTATTTGATCTGCTATTGAAAATTGTATTGGAGTCCAATCAAGTGATGCTCTCTCGTATTGGTCATATAAAGACTCGTCCAATCCTCTCCAATCTGGAATTATAAATGTAGCAACCTTAGCAAAACTCTCGTCGAATTTTTTTCCTCTCCTTCTTTTTTCTGCTATGATTTTTCTACAGATAGTCGTTACTCCAACTGTAGGAATATAAAGGTTCAGTTCTGGTGTTCCGTCTTTCGGTATAAATTTAAAAGAGTAAGATTCCGTACTATATCTTTTAAGTATTTCTTGGTCAACAACAAAGCTATCTAATAAATTAGATCTTAGCTCTATCATATCTGGAACATCGCAGTCTTCTCTCTTACAATTTTTTGTTACTGGTAATAATATTTTATTCTCGCCTCTGATGAAAGTGACGTCTCGGATTGACATTATTATGTAAAATCTATCCTCGTACCAAAGATCAAAAGACTCTAGAAATCCGCCGTTCCATCTTATCTTCATACACTTAGCAAGTATAGAATTTAATTTGTCGTCAAGATCTATCCTATCATTTTCATCAACTGTTGAGAATTGTCTTATTTCTCTAACCTCTGCAGCTTTTATGGCAATTTCGAATCCTGGTGGATATCCAAATCCTTTAGAAGGAAGATTTTCAGCCGGGATATTCTTCCATTCAGATTCCATGCCTAGAGGTGTTCTAGAAACATTAGCCTTACCTAAGTTATTAGACTGTGGTTGAGTCTGGTTAGGAGTAGCTGGATTTTTTGGCATTGTTTCATTCTGAATCCAATTTGGTATTTCGTATCCAGCAACATCAGGATCTTGATCATACTCAAATCTAGAAGCAGCTTCTCTTTGGCTAAGCTGACCTAGTAATTCGTCATTTATATTATCTGTCATAGGTTTTCTTATATCTCATTTTACTAATCTTTTGATTTTAGTTTCTTATTTGATGACAAAAAGAAATAAAGCCCAAAGAAAACACCCGAAAGGAAGTAAAAAATTGCTACTGTATGCCAGTAGGAATTCGTCCATCTCATTATTGCTGCAAAAAGGATATCGAATCCGAAGGGATTGAAGAAAGTTGCTAAGACTAAACACACTGAAGCCATTCTTATTCTTCTTTTCTGGTTCACGATCGTCGTCCATGTTATTTTAATTTAACATTTTAAGTTTTAACCAAAAACAAAAAATGGAGACTTTGTTGAGCCTCCATTTATATATTGGTAAAGATAAAATTAATTAAAAACGTCTTCGAAATAATCCGCTCTAAAAGATAGTGGGATCTTATAAGGTGTTGTACCGTTAGTATAATCCAAATCCAGTGATTTAATCTGATCTACGGGGAAACAGTTTACTAATTTAATTCTTCTGAAAACGTCTCCTTGTTTATTGAATATAGAAATTAGTATATAAGTTCCTCCTGCGTAAGTTGATTTAATACCAGTTGCTCCTGTTAGAGGGTTGTATATTAAATCTGACCACTGTCTTAATGCCTTAAATACATAGTTGCTATTGTTGTCGTTAAGGTTTGTTTCAAATTCAATCCTAACCTTAACACCAGTATCATCAACTGCACCTGCAGCGTATCTTCTTCTAGCGAATTTATATCTTTGCTCCGCTATACCTGGGTTTTTATCAACTGCTAATCCAGAAACTGAAAGCACGTTTTCTACTAAAAGAGTTCTTCCTCCGTTCCCTTGTTCTAAAGCAACACCAACTGGAGGCTGTATTATAACCTCAAACTGGTTAAGATATACCGGTTCGTATAATTGTACTGCTGCTTTTGCTGAGCTAAAATGTGGTAATCCTGCCATTTTCTTTTATATTTATATAAATACGTCGTCGAAATAGTCAACTGCCCAAGTTAAATTCAATTTGTAGATTGAAGTTTGTGTGTAGTTTAATGCCATTTCTGGTATTGGAGTCATTGGGAAACAATCTCTTAGGTTTATTTTTCTAAAGATATCTCCTTGTTTGTTGAAAACGTTAATGAGTATATTACCTGTATAGTCTTTCTTAAGTCCCATTGCCCCAGTAAGAGGATTGTAAATTAAATCAGACCATTGACGTAATGTTTTAAAAACATACATCGAATTATTCTCGTTAAGGTTAATTTCAAATTCTATGTCAACATCTAAACCAGTTCTTTGAGGAGCAGCACCAGAGTAGTATCTTTTAGCAAATTTGTATTGCTGTGTGATCTCTCCAGCATTTTGATCTACTTGAAGACCTGATACTCTAGTAACTTGTTCCAATAATATATTAGCTGCGCCAGGGTTTCCAGCTTGTACTGGAATAGCCGTTGGCGGAGTAATGGTAACCTCAAACTGGTTGAGGAAAATCGGTTCGAATTTGTTAACCGAAGCCTTAGAACTCGTATAATGTGGTAATCCTGCCATGTTTTTATTTTATATATTTACATTAGAGAATTATACTCAAAATCATTAGCTGAATTGTATAAATCCTCCAGAAGATATACCTCCTGTTCTAGTAACTGTCATTCTATTGATGAACTTGTGAATACCTCTTGCAGGCTCGATAATAACGTCGATTATACCGATGTTTTGATCGATGATTGCAGGTGTATTGTTTGAAGAGTCCATAATAGTAAGGTAGTTGTAAACTCCTCCAACAGATCTTACTCCAGATAAGTAGTTGTCTACCAAAGTCTTGATCTCAAGTCTAACGTTATCTTCGTTGAAATCGAAAACGTAGTTAGAAAGGATATCCTCTATTGCAGTTTCAACAGTAATTAGAAGATCTCTAACGTGTAAGTTGTTGAATGCTGAGTTTGTTCTTTGGTAGCTAGTTTGGTTACCGTAGATAACAATACCAACTCCTCTTTTTCTGATGATTGGGTTAATACCAAATGGTTCTAAGTATTCTCTGTCTTGTAGATCGAAATCGTATTCCAGTCCTACTAAGTTACCAGCTGATATGATACCTCTCTTAAGACCTGCCACTATTGAATAAGGTTCTCCCGTAATAAACTTACGGATAAAGTTATTCGAAACGTATGGTGCTGGAGGAACGTTCAAGTTCTTGTTGTTCTCTCTAATAGTTAAGAAAGGCGCAAAGAAACCAGAGAATTTAGCTCCAAGATCCTCATCAGGTAATGAGAAAGTAAATGAAGGATTTAAACTTAGGTTACCTCCGTCTGCAATGTATCTAGCTTGTAAAAGTGGTGCTGGATCAGTTGCAGTAGGAGCCGAAGTAAATCTAGGATCTACTGACTCTGAGAATTTCTTCATTGAAGGAAGGTTACATATTGCTAAACACTTTTGTCTGTTTTTAGCAAGTCTAGTAAGCTGATATTTACAGTTAGGCTGTATACCTCCATCGAATGTATCGATAATGTATCTGAAAGTAATTACGTCTGTGTCTGCTAATGTTCTAGCAAGGTTTGTGTTAGTAAGTACGTCTAAGATAGCATTCATTCTTGTGTCAGTTCCATTAGGCATAGAAGCTGCCTTAATGTCTGCACCTGGTAAATAAGTGAAATTAAACGTAGTAACAAACTCTTGGATATTTTTAAATTTCCAAACTCTAGTAGTTACTCCAGGATATAATTGGATTGGTCTTTCAGTTTTAACCTGTACCGTGTAAACCCCAGGAGATGTCGCAGAAGCTACAGTTTTAACTTCCAGTACTCTAGTTAATCTTGACTGAAGATTTTCAGTTAATGGATTATCATAGATCTGTGTGTCTGTAGATACTAGTAGATCTCCAACCTTTATTGCTGAAGAATTAGCAACCGCAGTTGTTATTTCTATAATGTTAGGCTGTAACTGAGTTATAATATCAACATAATCGCTTATATTACCTTTAGTAGATACTATATTGAAGCTTTCTCCTGTTGTTAGATTAGTTCCAACCGGAAGTGAGCTTACGTAAGTTGTATCCCACGTTGCTATAGCTTCAGGAGTTGTGAATGTGTCATCTCCATAAGCTCTACAAACTAGGATGTTGTATCCATCTCGGTCTACATTAACCTCAAATTTTAGATACTGTAATAAAGATCCTGAATCGTCTTTCCAATCAGTATCACCATCCCCGATATTACCAGTAACCCAGTCTCTATACATTGAAGAGTTCTCGTATGCTAGGTAAGAATCCGTTCCTACTGGGATATCAGGAGAGAAGTAAACGTCATCGTTATCAAAATAATCAGGAGTACCGATTTGATAAGCTGCCGCACTACTTTTGTTAGTTAAATCGTATGGCTCAACATATGTTGTAGCTGCAGTAGAACCAACAAGAGGGTGTTTTAATCTCAATCTGATCTGCTGTCTAACACCAACTGCTAAAGTTGAATTGGTAATGAATTTAGCTTCAACAATTCTTAATTTAACAAGGTCTCCCTCGTAGAATCCAAGATATCCAGGAGTTGGTAGATTAGAAGTTACTTTTCCTAATACCCATCTATCTGCTGGTGCATCATTAGAAACTGATACGAATTCGTCTAATGTAGTTATTTGATCGTCATGAAGAGTAGACGATGTAAATAGAGTATCAATATAAATAGCTCCACCGTCTCTAGCTGTAGAATTGTAAGAATCCCATAAAGAAGTAGGGATACCAGCATCTCCGGTTGCATTGTATAGCGTGTCTAGAAGAAGAGTACCAGTTTCTGGAAGTATATCCATACCAGGATTAGATGGAGAAAGGTCGTCTTGTATTTCAGTACCACCTGTTGCTCCGTCTACGTTTCTGTAGTATGTATAGTCAGCAAATAAGTTTTGACTATAAGACAAGAAATTAAGATTTTTTGGTACGACTGTTATATCTGCATCTGGTCCTATTTCATCTACTAAGTGGTGACCAACTAAGTCAAACACAGATGAGTTATCTACTAGATCATCCAAAGCTTCTTCATTAACTGCACAGAAGATACCTGTAGTAGGGGTCTGGTTGTTAATTAATGTTTGAATGTATCTTAAAGTACCGTTCTGATCAACAAAGTTAGGGATAATAGTACCAGTAGTTGTAAGTACTAAATTAATGCCGTCTAGTGCTAAGAAATTATCTATTTGTGATTTGATAAATCCTTTAGATGTGAAGTATGCACTATAGATAGGATCATTTGCTAATGCTTGATAGTCTGTCCAATTTCCGCTTATAACTATAACATCTATAAACCAATCAGAAAGATAATCGTATTGGTTCATATAAGAAGGAACGTTATCAGCTCCAAAATATTCTCTAGCTGTTATATCGAATCCTTTTAGAGGGAATCTTGAGTCAAGAGATTTTCTAACTATGACGCTGACAGGGTTTTGTCCTAGGTTAACTATGCTAAATAATTTTCTAGAGTCAGGCTGTGCTCCTGAGGTGTCTTCAGTTGCTAATAAATATGTGGTATCTGGGAACCAGAACTTCTCTTTATTGTAGTAAGATGATAATAATTTATCTTGCTTAGTAAGAGGATCAGAGTAAGCTCCTGTTGCATTTGCACCATTTTGCTCTTCAGTATCCATAGAGAATGCTCTATATCTAGCAACGTCTGCACCTGCCGCATAGTCAGGATCACCGTTCCCG